TTATAGATGAGTTTTCCAAAACAATTACAATTAGAAGAATATTTTAAATGTCCAATATGGTGGGCAGATGAACCTAAATTTGTAAAAAAATTAAATAAAGCGTCAGACAAATATATTAAAGATTCACAAAAAAATTTAAAAAAACAAATAGATGAAAGAAATAAAACGTTTGGTGATAAAGGAGATATGGGTCATGTATTTCATTCAACAACATTAATTGGTGACCCTAAATTTAAAGAATTACAAGATTACATAGGAGCAACTGCACACAACCTATTGTTAGAGATGGGTTTTGATTTAACTAATTATCAACTGTTTACGACAGAAATGTGGGTGCAAGAGTTCGCTAAAAAAGGCGGTGGACATCACACTTTGCATACACATTGGAACGGTCATATATCTGGTTTTTATTTTTTAAAAGCAAGTGAAAGAACATCTTTACCATTATTTGAAGATCCTAGACCAGGTAATGTCATGAATCTTTTACCAGAAAAAGATAAATCAAAAGTCACATATGCAAGTTCGCAAATTCATTATAAAGTTCAACCAGGTAGGATGATATTTTTTCCATCGTATATGCCACATCAATATATTGTTGATATGGGCTATGAACCTTTTAGGTTCATACATTGGAACTGCCAAGCGATACCAAAAGGAGTTTTAAATGTCTTTCAAAAAAAATAAATACAGTGTTTTAAAAAATGCAATATCAAAAGAGCTAGCAAATTTTATATATAATTATTTTTTAAATAAAAGAAATGTAGCAAGAGTGCTATTTGATACTAAATATATATCTCCATTTACAGAGTATTGGGGTGTGTGGAATGATGAACAAGTTCCAAATACATATTCACATTATGGTGATCTTGCTATGGAAACTTTATTACGACAAGTGAAACCTGTTATGGAGAAACACACAGGACTAAAATTATCTGAAACATATTCATATGCTAGAATTTATAAAAAAGGAGATGTATTAGCTAGACACAAAGATAGATATTCTTGTGAAATATCTACCACGCTAAACTTAGGTGGTGATGACTGGCCAATATATTTAGACCCGACTGGCAAACAAGGACAAGCTGGTGTTAAAGTAAAACTTAATCCAGGTGACATGTTAATATATTCTGGATGTGACTTAGAACATTGGAGAGAAGAATTTACAGGTAAAGACTGTGGTCAAGTATTTTTACATTACAATAAAGCAGGGTCTAAAAACGCTAAAGAAAACGCACTAGATAAAAGACCTTTAATAGGATTACCTGCATGGTTCAAGGGTTACAAATTATAATTTTTTCTGTATATTAGCTTTATGGCTCTAGCGAAAGTACAATTAATACCTGGATTTGATAAACAATTAACAGAAACCGGTGCCGAAGGTAGATGGGTTGACGGTGAAAATGTTAGGTTTAGATATGGATTACCTGAAAAAATAGGGGGATGGGAACAACTTGGATCTAACACATTAGTAGGAGTTGCAAGAGATCAACATACCTGGTTTGATTTGAAAGGTAATAAATATGCAGCTATTGGTACTAACAAGATATTATATATTTATTATGAGGGTGCTTTTTACGATATTCATCCACTAGAAGCGTCTAGACAACAATCATTAACAAACGCTTTTACTACAACAAATAGTTCAAACATAGTAACAGTTAGTTGTCCATCAAGCACTAATTTAAATGTAGGAGATTTAATAATTTTCTCTGGTGTTAGTGGTATTCCTGGCACATCAGCTTTTACAGCAGCAGATTTTACAGCTACATTTGAAGTTCAAACAACTCCAACAACAACATCTTTTACTATACAAATGCCTAAAACAGAGGGGGCATCAACTGCGTTCTCGACAACCGGAACTGCGACCTTGGACTTTTATTATGTTGTAGGTAACAAAACGCAAGTTCCTGGTTTTGGTTGGGGTACAGGATATTGGAGTGGTACAACATTGAGTCCAGCAACAACCACAATGAACAACGGTGGTGTTTTAGCTGCAGGTCATACTACGTCTGTGACTTTAACAAACGCTACAAGTTTTCCTAATTCAGGAACTGTTTTAATAGGCACAGAGTTAATTACATATGCTAGTAAAGCTGGTAATGTTTTACAGACTTTAGGGAGAGGTGCACAAGGCACGACTGATGCCACACATGCTGATGGGTCTTTAGTAACAGATGCAACTAATTTTGTACCATGGGGTCAAGCTAGTGGATTAGGAGTAGATATTGAACCTGGACAATGGAGACTTACAAACTTTGGTCAAAAATTAATTGCTTTAATATTTGATAGTGTGGTAGTTGAATGGGATCCATCTACTACTGGTGCGATAAGCACACCTTTAAGGGCCACTTTAGTTTCAGGAGCTCCTACTGCATCTAGAGATTTATTAGTATCTACACCAGATAGACACTTAGTTTTCTTTGGTACTGAAACTAGTATTGGAACGACTAATACACAAGATGATATGTTTATTAGATTTTCTAATCAAGAAGATATAAATACATATACTCCAACAGCGACTAACACAGCTGGTACTCAAAGATTAGCTGATGGATCTAAAATTATTGGTGCTTTACGAGGTAGAAATGGTAATTATATTTGGTCTGATACAGCTCTATTTACAATGAGATTTATTGGACCACCTTTTACATTTGGTTTTGAACAAGTTGGTACTAACTGTGGATTGATTGGACAACATGCAGCTATAGAAGTTGATGGTATCATTTATTGGATGTCAGAAGATAGTTTCTTTTACTTTGACGGTGCAGCTGTAAAAAAATTACCTTGTTTAGTCGAAGATGATGTATTTGGTAATTTAAATAATGATTCTGAACTCATTGTGCATGCTGGAGTCAATGATAAGTTTAACGAGATTACTTGGTTTTTTCCATCTTCAACTTCAAACTTTATTGATAGATCTGTAACCTATAATACAAGAGACGGTCAAGGCATACCTGGTGGTGTTTGGACAACAAATGATAATTCATTGTTTCCAAGAACAACTTGGGTTGATCAAGGTGTTTATGGTAAACCTTATGCTACGGCTTTTAATCAGTCAGCTACACCAACACAAGGTTCTATAAGTGGCGTATCAGCAGGAGCCACAACATATTATGCACATGAAGTTGGAACAGATCAAGTCACAACAGCTGGCACCACGGCGATTCCTGCAAACATTGTGTCTGGTGATTTTGATTTAGATCAAAGAGGTATCGCTGGTGATGGAGAATTCATGTTAAGGATAAGTAGATTCATACCTGATTTCAAAAATCAAACTGGAGATGCAGAGGTAACAATTCAATTACGAGACTTTCCATCTAATTCAAGGTCATCATCGTCTAGTGGACCTTTAATAACTGGACCATTTACGGTAAACTCATCAACAACGCAAGTGTTCACAAGAACAAGGGGTAGAGCTGCGTCTTTTAAAATAGCAAATACAGGCTCAGGTCAAACATGGAGATACGGAACTTTTAGAGCTGACATACATATAGGAGGTAGAAGATAATGGCTAAAGTAAATCAGATTGTTGCACAAGCAACACCACAATATAATCCAGAGAACTTAAATCAATTTGGTAGAGATATTAATAATGTTGTTCAAAAACTTAACACAACTTACCCACAGGATATTAAAGATGATGTTGAAGCAGTGTCATTTTTCATTAATGATTAATGGCTAAAAGAAAATTTGTAAACTTCGTACCAAGGCCAAAGCCTAGAAAACGCCCACGAAGACACAAAAAAAGACTTTCAAAATCAGAAAAAAGAGATTATAAGAAATACAATAGACAAGGTCGTCATGGCTAATAAATTCGTAAATAGACAATTTAATTTAAACACAACAAATGCAGTGTCTGTATATACATGTCCTGCTGAAAACGTGGCTATGATAAAAAGTGTTCAAGTTTTAAATGTTAGTTCTGGTAGTGTGCTTGTAACTGCTAGCATCACAGATAATTCAGCATCAGCTACATTTAATTTTTCAAGACGAAACATGGCAACTGGCAAAACATCAGACTTATTAACTGGTGTCAAAGTATTCGAAGAAAATGATTCATTAAACATTACAGCAGCTCACTCAAATATGATTACTGGTGTTGTTGCAATACTAGAACAGGATAGAACATGAGTGACTTTGCAATTGTTAATGGTGAAAAAATACCTAGAATTAAATGTGAGTCTGAAGAAACAATTACAAATATGAAGACAGGTAAAGTTTATAAAACACAAGAAGAAGCTTACGCTGAAGCTGATGATAAAAAAGACATAAGAGTTGATGTTAAAATAATTGTGCCAAAAGGGTTTGATGTTTTTGGAAAGAAACCGTTAAAGTAATGGCAGATCCAAAAAAAGGTACTGGTAAAAAACCTAAAGGTAGTGGAAGAAGGTTATATACTGACGAAAACCCGAGTGATACAGTCGGAATTAAATTTAAAACACCCGCAGATGCAAGAAAAACTGTTGCAAAAGTTAAAAAAGTAAATAAACCTTTTGCAAGAAAGATACAAATATTAACTGTTGGTGAACAAAGAGCTAAAGTAATGGGTAAAACTCAAGTAGCATCAATATTTAGACAAGGTAAAAACGCAATAAGAAGAACACATAAGAAGGTTTAATGGAAGCTAAGGGTGGAACAGAGCTACAATACGCAGAATTAGAAAAAAGATTAGATCCTTCGTATTTTAAAAAATTTCAAATAACAACATCAGTACCTGAGAAGGAACCAATTGATCCAGATAAGATAAGTATTTTATGGCAAAAAAATTCTTACGATCAACCAAACATTGCTCCATGGTTTTCTGAAAAAGAAAATCATAGAAAATATGATTGGTATGTTTTTAACTCACATTGGACTTATGAAAAATTTAGATATGCATTTGGATTACCTACACATAAGTGTTGTGTCATAAAAAATGCTTTACCTAATATTGATTGGAGACCTAAAAAGAAATTTAATAAAGGTGATCCTATAAAATTAATACACACATCCACACCATGGAGAGGTCTTAATGTTTTATTAGGTGCTATGGAACTTATTGAAAGAGATGATATTACTTTAGATGTTTACAGTTCAACAAAAATTTATGGTGATGCTTTTGATTTACAAAACAAAAAACAATTTAAACCAATGTTTGACAAAATAGATAGTTTAAAAAATGTAAACAATATGGGATACACACCAAATCTACAAGTCATAGATGCTATGCAAGATACACACATATACGCATACCCCTCAATATGGGAGGAAACATGCTGTATATCTGCGATAGAAGCAATGGCAGCTGGTAACATGGCAATCGTAACTAATTTTGGTGCACTTTACGAAACATGCGCTGAGTACGCTCACTATGTTAATTATGAAACAAACATGTACACATTAGCTAAAAAGTTTAAAGCAGTCATAGAGTTTGTAGCTGATAATTATCACGAGCCTATATTACATGAAAAGCTTGTTGATCAAATGAAATATTATAGAACATTCTATAATTGGGATGTGCGGGTAAAAGAATGGGAGAGTTTACTAAATCAATTATTAAAACAAAAGGGTTATGCATAGAATAGACGATAAAAGTTTAATAAATGAAAAAACAATATTTGGACAAAATACTGACAAAGGTAATGAAGTATTGGACTGGAATAAAAAAGACAATCAGATTAGATTATTTTTTACTTCTCCTTGTCATGGTGGTGTTGATATTCATTATGTACGAGCGACACTTGAATTACAAGCACTTCTACAAAGACATAAGATACCTGTCACGTTCCATTTAATACAATCTTCTATAGTTACTCAAGGTAGAAATCTTTGCACGGCAGCTTTTATGAAATCTAATTGCACACATATGTTGTTTGTAGATACAGATATAGAGTTTGATGAAACATCATTATTGACAATGCTGAAAGCTGATAAAGACATAATTTTAACACCATATCCTATGAAAGTTATTGACTGGGATAAGGCAACTAATATTAGTCAAAAGTCAGGCAGACATATTAGTAAGTGTGGGTTTTATTTTCCAATGGCTTTTATTGATCAAGAAAACATTGATTGTAAAGACGGTATTACTGAGATTAAAAGGGGTCCGGCTGGGTTCATGTTAATTAAAAGAGAAGTTTTTGAAAGAATGGCAAAGGCTTACCCTGATATGAAAATTAAACAACAAACCATGTTAAATCAACAAATGCGAGAAACAGAGCATTTTTGGAACTTTTGGGACACTGAGTTCGATAAAGAAAAAGGCACCTTTATGGGTGAAGACTTTGCATTCTGTAAAAGATGGACAGACATTGGAGGTAAGATCTATGCCAATGTAGACGCTTATATAACCCACCACGGAGACTATAGTTATCGTGGAAGGTTTATTGACGAAGGCGAAAAAATTAAGTAAATTGTCCTAAATACGTATTACAGGAGAAATATGGATCCAATCACACAACTAGCCATGATGTATGCCATTAATACTGGCATAGGGGCATTACAAGGTAAACGAGGTTCTAACTTATTTAAAGGCGCTTTTGGCGACACAGCTATGCAGGCTCTGACTATGCAAGCGCTTGGCACAGGTAATTTCATGCCAGGAGGTAAAACTCCTACAACAGGAATGAATTTTGCTTCACGGTCTCAACCAACTTTAAGTGGTATAGATGCTCAAGATGCAATGTTGTTTGAAGCTGCTGGGGGTCGACAGAGTCCAGTTGGGAAAAAAAATATATTTCAAAGAGCTGGTGAAGGCTTTGAAAAAACAGCAGATTTCTTTAAAAGAGATGTTACTTATAGAGCTCCAGATGGAAGCACGATGACACGAAGAGAAACTGATCCTGTAAAAGTAGGATTAGCATCAATAGGTACAGCTGGTGCTTTATATGGTCTTGGTGCATTTGATCCTGAGCCAGCACCTGATCCAAAGTATCCAGGATACAATAGATTTTATGCAGCAGACCCAGGTATGTTTATGCCTTATGACGATCCAGATATTGACCCAATAGATTACAGTAAATATCCTGAAGGATCACCTTATAGTAATATGAAAAAAGGTGGTATCGCATCTCTTGACGAGGGTGGTCCTGTAAAAAATATTGATTTAGATCCAGCAGAAATATTTAAAAAAATAATGATGGAAGGTTATAGACCAACACCAGAAGAAAAAGATGCTTTAGATAAATACCTTGCAGATCAAGAAGGTAAGAAAGCTGGTGGTATAATGTCATTACAAATGGGTGGTAGAGCTAGTAATATGCCAATAGAATCAGTAGAGGCATCTACTGCTGAAGAAATGGAAATGATACCTCCACCAATGGGCAGACCAAGTATTACACCAAGAGAGATGTTTCAACCAATGATGATGGCAAAAGATGGAGCTTTAGTTGATAAATTACCAAGCAAAACAAATACAGATGAAAACAACACATCGAATTACAAAAGAACTTCAGGTAAATTAGTTGTAGATGCAGCTGGTAAAGGCAATGAAGAAAAAGATACAATGTTAGCTCAACTAGCAGATGGAGAATTTGTTACAAAATCAAAAGCTGTTAGAGGAGCGGGTATAGCTATGGGTGCTAATCCAAAAGATAAACAAGAACAAAGAACATTAGGAGCAAGATTTTTTTATAAACAGATGGCAGACTTTGATAAGTTAGCTAAAAGAATGTCTTCTTAATGGATTTGTTTAGAGTATGGAAGGAAGAAGAAATTGATAAAGTTTGGGTTTTTGTTGAAGACTATATACAAAAGTCTCTTGATCGATCTGGCGGTTATGCTGATCATCAAGACATTAAAGACAGGATTAAACAAAATCTTATGCAGCTTTGGATTGCGTGGGAAGAAGAAGATAGAAAAGTCTACGCAGTTGGAGTCACAGAAATTACACAATATCCAAAGTACAAAACTTTAAACTTTAGGATATTAACAGGAGAGAACATGGAAAAGTGGACACATTTAATACAACCAATAGAATCTTGGGCTAAAGGTGAGGGAGTAACAAAAATGGAGTTTTATACTAGACCAGGTTGGGAAAAAATTTTAAGTAAACAAGGTTATAAAAAATCACACGTGCAATTAGATAAATATATAGGAGGTCGAGCATGAGTAGCGGAGGCGGAGGTGGTGGAGGTAATGTACCTGCAAACACCACACAAGTTCAAACTATTAGAGAAGCCCCTGAAATAGAAGCAAGAAGATTAGGTTTAATGGATGCTGCTAAAGAATTAGCACAAAGAAGAACTACACCTCCTGAATTTAAAATTGCTCCAATGTCAACTGCTGAAACAGAGGCATTAACATTAGCAAGATCAGGTCCTGCGGGTGCACAAATGATTGCAGACTCAGCTTCAGCTTTAGCTGATGCTCAAACGATTGCAGGTCAACAATTTACAGCTCAAAACGTACAAGCAGCTATGAACCCGTTTATTCAAAACGTGGTAAACAGAGTAAGTGAAGATTATTTACAAAAAGAAAGGGATCTTGCTGCAAAAGCTGTAGCCTCAGGAAACTTTGGAGGTGGTAGAGAAGGTGTAGGTTTAGCTGAATTACAAAGAGGTAAAGCTGATCAATTAGGTTCTATATATGGTTCTGGATTTCAATCAGCATTAGGAGAATTACAAACTCAAAGATCTTTAGGTGTTGAGACTGCTTTAAATAGAGCACAAGGTTTAGGTGCTTTAGCTGGTCAACAACTACAACAAAGAGAACAACAACTAGCAGGGCTGACGGGCACTGGTGGATTGCAAAGAGGTATAGCTCAAGCAGAACTTGAAGCAGCGAGACAAACAGAGCTTCAAAGAATTCAAGAACCTTATCAAAGAGTTGCTTTTGTATCTGATATACAATCTGGAGTGCCAAGTGCATCTCAAGCAAGATTAACTCAATCTACTGCACCACAACCAAGTCCTTTAGGTCAAGCTATCGGAACTGGTTTAGGAGCGTATGCAGCGTTTAGGGGGTAACTAGACGTGATAAATAAATTAAGAAGAAAAGTAACCAGCAAAAAATTAAGTAATGGAGGTGGTATTAGATCTTTACCCTTACCGCCTAGCTCACCTAATGTACCTCAAGTATTTAATCAAGCACCTTTGTTTTCTAAATTAGGATTACAACAAAGATTTGCTGCTTTACCTGGCTTTGTTAGAAAACCAGCTTCATTTATTGGAAGCACAATATTACCAAAAAATCCTTATGTTAGAGCCGGGTTATATGGAACATCCGCATTAACTGCTGCTGGTGGTTTTGATGGTTTGAATAGAATATTAAATCCTGATGCACAAACAATAATAGATAGAATAAATAGTAGAAATCAAAATAATTTAGCTGATGGTAAATCAGTAACTTTACAAGAATTAGGAATAAGTCCTTT